AATTCGCCTTCAAGAGAATTAGATATACAAGCGTCTAGTGGTTGGGCTGAAATAGCATTAAGAGGAAATACAGGTGGTGGAGGTAGTTTAGAGTTTTGGACTAACACAACTAAAAGAGCTGAAATATTTGCTGACACAGAAGATATAGTATTTAGAAATACGCCTACTAATCAAGAAAGAATGCGTATAACATCTGGGGGGTATGTTGCAATTCCTGATACTAGTGGTAATCATTCAGGGGCCGCAAGTTTAATTGTAACAAAAAAATCAAGTATACCTTATCAAATATGGAACTATAGTGGTACAAGTACTAGTTTTAGATTAGAAATGGATGAATATGTAACCGCTGGAAATGTTAGGCAATATTTTCAACAAACTAATGGGGGTGTTTCAAATGGGTTTTCAATGACGTTTAATACCGGTAGTGTAATATTTGGAGATTTAGAAGTCGCTAGTGCTACTCAAAATTCAGGAAGTGCATTTAAAAAAGATTCTAAAGCAAGAATGACTTTGTGTCAAGGAAGTAATTCTACGGCATTAACTGATTTACAAGAATATTTTAATCCAAATGGTGCGGTTGGTAAAATACAAACAAGCGGTTCTGCAACTCTATTCACAACAAGTTCTGATTATAGATTAAAAGAAGATTTAAAAAGTTTTAGTGGGTTAGAGGTGATAAGTAAAATACCTGTATATGATTTTAAATGGAAAATAAGTAATGAAAGAGGCTATGGGGTTATGGCACATGAGCTTCAAGAAGTTTTACCTCAAGCTGTTGGTGGTGATAAAGATTATGAAAAAGACCATGTGGTTAAAGAGGCAAAATATGATGATGATCATAATTTAATTAAAGAAGCTGAATATGGCAAAAGGCCATCATACCAAACTGTTGACTATTCTAAAATAGTTCCCTTACTAGTTAAGTCAATACAAGAACTAAAAGCAGAAATAGAATTATTAAAAAATAAATAATTATCTTTGTAAAAATATTAAACTATGGCAAATTTTTATAAATGGACAATAAATCAAATGAACGCCCGTATAGAAGAAGATGGGAATCAAAACGTAATCTACACAGTACATTGGACGTATACCGCACAAGACGACAAAGACTCGCAATACACCGCTAGTCAAATAGGAACTTACTCTTTAGAGTATGATCCATCAACACCTTTTGTTCCTTACGCAGATGACGAAGGATTTGAGAATGTGGTTATTAGCTGGTTAAAAGCAGGGCTACCTGTAAGTGATATGGAAGCAAGTTTATCTAAGCAAATAGATTTAGAGAAGCATCCTATTGATGAGGATTTATACTTTACATGGGATAACCCAGTTCCTCCAGCACCGCCTGAAGAATAGTAATATATTTACTATATTTACATAAATAAAATTAACATTAAAAATAAATTAAAATGAGTGAAATTAAATTAACTGAAGACGAATTAAAAAAAATTCAAGAACTAAACCAAGACTTTACTAAAGCTAAACTAGAGATTGCTGATAATGTATTAAGACAGCAAATGAATCTAAAAGCTTTAGAAGACTTAAGAGGTGCGTTTGGTATTGAAGAGAAAAAATTAGCGGAGAAATATGGACAAGATGCTGTTATTGATTTAGCAACAGGTATTGTCACTAAAAAACCGCAAGCAGTAGAAGCGGAACCTATAAAATAAAACAATGGCTAGAATAAGTAATACCACAGCGTACTCAAGTATAATTCCTACACTGCCGGATTACTTTGTGCTAACTGATGCAGAAAACAATTTAAACACTAAAACTTGTACGTTAGAAAACTTACAGACTTTGTTTGGTTTAAATACTACGTCTGTTACAATAGCTATTCCAGAAACGTATTTAAAAGTAATTGCAGCACAACCATACACATTGCTAGCTCCTCCTGGAGACGGTTATGTGTATGATGTTAGCCAGATTGTAAGTTTAATCATTCCAGGGTCAACTCCTTATAATTTTGTAAACACTTTAAATATAACGCAAGGCGCTATTCAAGAGCCGTTGCCACTACTTTTATTAAATGCTGCAAGTAAAAAAGTATATAAAAATGATCCTTCACCTGCTGAGTTTATTACAGAAAACGCAGGAATAACTTTAGGTGGGTTGGCTAGTCCAAGCGAAGGAAATGGAACTTTATATATAAATATTACATACAGAAAGCTAAAATTAGATTCTACATTTTAATTAAATGGACATTAGAAAGATTTCAATAGGAGCAGACTATAAGTCTGGAGCTATGCACTATATAACAGGGCAAGATGTACTTGGGGGATCTTATGTAATTCATTTAATACAACACGACGCATCTTCAAAATCATATAAAATCTGGATAGAAAAAAATCAAGAAATTCTTATATGGAAAGAGTTTAAAACTACAATGCCTATCTCTTTAGAATATAATATAAACTTTTAATGCAATCACCATTCTCATTTATCGTACGTCCTGTAAATGGTACTAGGTATGATAACGTAAAGAAAATAGGCGACTTAGATTTTTTAATTAGCGTATCTAAAGAAGATCACAAAACAGCTAATCGCTATGCGCAGGTGGTGTCAACTCCAATAAATTATTCAGGAGATGTTAATACAGGAGATATACTTTTAGTACATCATAATGTTTTTAAATATTACAATGACATGTATGGGCGTGAGAAAAGTGGTAAAAGCTTTTTCAAAGATGATTTATTCTTTATTGACTTTGATCAATTTTTTTTGTATTATAATAAAGAAGAGTGGAAAAGCCATTCTAAATATTGTTTTATAAAACCTATTCCGCCAAAAAAATCTTTTTTAGGAAAGACTGGTAAAGAAGAACCTTTAATGGGTATTGTAAAATATAATAACAAAGAGTTAAAAAACTTAGGTGTAAGGGTGGGAGACGAAGTGTCTTTTACTCCAGAGTCAGAGTATGAGTTTTATGTAGAAGATGAAAAGCTATATAGAATGTTTACAGATAACATAACTATGATTATGTAATGAATACAAAAGAAATTAAAGAACAAATCATAAAGGCCGGTGAAAAGGCTGTTATACAACTAATCAAAGTAGCAAAAGAAGATATTATTAAATATGATAAGGATGATGAGCTGGCGGCGGATAGATTAAAGAATGCGGCAGCTACAAAAAAACTAGCCATCTTTGATGCTTTTGAAATCTTAAAACGTATAGAAGACGAAAAGCAATTACTAGAGGGTATAGATGTAACTAAAAATAACACACCTAAAGGATTTGCTGAATCAAGATCTAAATAACTTATATACTACACTAACTAGAGTAGTTCCAAAAAATGTTTTATCTACAAAAAATAAAGCAAGAACTTGGGTTTATGGTTATAACGAAAAATATAATTTTGTTGTTATATCTAAATCAGGTCAAATAGGTGATGTTATAGAAATAAATGGCCTGCATATTGCGCTACCAAAACCTCCTACAAAAGTATACTCAAGGTCAAAAAAGAAAGAAGATCAGTATTGGGAAGCGTCTGAAATAAGTAAAGAACTAAAAAGAATACAGTCAATATTTCAGTGGCATGAAGCGCCAATACAATTCAAAAACAAATGGGTGGATTATATCGAGCAAGAGTTTGATAAAAGAGAAGAGGGTTTTTGGTTTATGAATAACGGGGTTCCTACTTACATTACAGGAACACATTACATGTATTTACAATGGACAAAGATTGACGTAGGCCATCCAGACTTTAGAGAAGCAAATCGTTTGTTCTATATATTCTGGGAGGCATGCAAGGCTGATAAAAGAAGTTTTGGTATGTGTTACTTAAAAATAAGACGTTCAGGATTTTCATTTATGAGCTCGTGTGAGGGCGTGAATACGGCTACAATCACTAAAGATTCTAGAATAGGTATACTATCAAAAACTGGTGCGGATGCAAAGAAGATGTTTACAGACAAGATAGTGCCAATATCAAACAACTATCCTTTCTTTTTTAAACCTATACAAGATGGTATGGATAAGCCTAAAACAGAATTGGCTTATAGAGTTCCAGCTTCTAAGATTACTAAAAAGAATATGTATACAGTAAGTGAAGAGGAGCTTGAGGGATTAGATACAACAATTGACTGGAAGAACACATCTGATAACAGTTATGATGGTGAAAAATTACAACTATTAATACATGATGAAAGCGGTAAATGGGAGAGGCCAGAAAATATATTAAATAACTGGCGTGTTACTAAAACATGTTTAAGATTGGGTAGTAAAGTTATAGGTAAGTGTATGATGGGATCTACATCAAATGCGTTAGATAAAGGTGGTAGAAATTTTAAAGATTTATTTGAGTCATCTGATTGCAGAAACAGAAACTCTAACGGACAAACAAAAAGCGGTTTATATAATCTGTTTATTCCTATGGAGTGGAATATGGAAGGGTTTATTGACATGTATGGCATGCCTGTATTCAAAAATCCTGACAAGCCTGTTAAAGGAATAGACAAAGAACCTATTAAACAAGGTGCTGTAGACTACTGGAGCAATGAGGTTGAATCATTAACTTCTGATCCTGATGCTTTAAATGAATTTTATAGACAGTTTCCAAGAACAGAATCACATGCCTTTAGAGATGAAAGCAAACAGTCGTTGTTTAATTTAACTAAAATATACCAACAAATAGATTATAATGACTCTATAAACATGGGGCATTTTATGACACAAGGATCTTTTCATTGGAAAGATGGTATAAAAGATTCTAAGGTAATCTGGAGCCCAAATAAAAGAGGTAGATTTTTTGTAACTTACATCCCTAAAGCTTCTCTTCAAAACAATGTGATTACGAAGGGTGGAAAGATGTATCCAGGGAATGAACATATTGGATCGTTTGGCTGTGACTCTTATGATATTTCAGGAGTTGTAGTAGGTAAAGGTTCTAACGGAGCTTTACATGGGCAGACAAAATTTAATATGGATGATGCGCCTAGTAATGAATTCTTTTTAGAATATATTGCCAGACCTCAAACCGCTGAGATATTTTTTGAAGAAGTTTTAATGGCGTGTATATTTTATGGCATGCCAATATTATGTGAAAATAATAAACCTCGTTTATTGTATCATTTTAAAAATAGAGGATACCGAGGCTTTTGTTTAAACAGACCGGATAAAACTTATAATAAGTTATCTAAGACTGAAAGAGAATTAGGAGGTATTCCAAATTCATCTGAAGATGTTAAGCAATCTCACGCCTCAGCGATTGAGTCGTATATTGAGAAATATGTAGGATTAGATTTTGAAGGAGATTATAGAGAAAAAGACGATATAGGTAGTATGTATTTTCAAAGAACACTAGAAGACTGGGCTAAATTTGACATAACAAACAGAACAAAGTTTGATGCTGCAATTAGTTCTGGTTTAGCAATTATGGCAAATCAAAAACACTTGTATACACCCGTTCAAAAACAATCAAAAATAAGCATTAACTTTGCAAGATATAACAACAAGAACTCAGTAAGTCAATTACTTAATAAATGAAAGAAGTAACAATAGATATACAGGCTGCTGCATTTCCAGATCAATTTGTTTCTGACGCTACAAAAGACACTGTAGAGTATGGATTACAAATAGGTCAAGCAATACAATACGAATGGTTTAGAAGAGACAGCGGCTCATGTAGATTTTATAGTCAATGGAGCGAGTTCATGCGATTACGTTTGTATGCTAGAGGAGAGCAATCCGTAGCAAAATACAAAAATGAATTAGCAATAGATGGCGACTTAAGTTATCTCAATTTAGATTGGTCACCCGTACCTATAATCCCAAAGTTTGTCGACATCGTAGTAAACGGAATGTCCGACAGACTTTTTAAAGTTAAGGCCTACGCTGAGGACGCATTGTCTGCTGAGAAAAGAAATGAATTTCAAGAAATGATTGAAGGCGAAGTTTTAGTTAAACCATTATTTCAGCAAATAGATAACGATTTTGGTATAAATGTATTTCAAACTAACGAAGAGGAGCTTCCGGAAAGTGACGAAGAAATGGAGTTGTTTATGAATATGAAATACAAGCCTGCTATTGAAATTGCTCAAGAAGAAGCAATTGATACATTGATGGCCGAAAATCATTATAATGACATTAGAAGTAGGGTTGATTATGATCTTACAACAATAGGAATAGGAATTACAAAACATGAATTTTTACCAGGTTCTGGTGTGAAACTAGATTATGTAGATCCAGCTAA